CCAGTATAACCAAGAGATCCAGTATAACCTATAACACCTTGGTCACCTTGAGATCCAGTGTAACCAAGAAGTCCTCTGGATCCTGTATAGCCAAAAGAACCAGTATATCCAAGAGATCCAGTATAACCTGTAACACCTTGGTCACCTTGAGATCCAGTGTAACCAAAATCTCCTTGTGTTCCTTTAGAACCAGTATAGCCTATGTTTCCTTGATCACCCTGAGATCCATCATAACCAAGAAGTCCTCTAGATCCTGTATAACCAAACGTTCCTTGATCACCCTTAGATCCGGTATAGCCAGCAGTTCCCTGAACTCCTCTAGATCCTATATATCCCGTATCTCCCTGTATTCCTTTAGAACCATTGTAACCTATGTTACCTTGATCGCCTTTAGAACCAGCATATCCAGTATCGCCTTTTGATCCAGTATAGCCAATTACTGTAGAAGCAGATCCAGTATAACCAATATCTCCACTAGATCCAGTATATCCTGTTGAAATCGAAGACCAATAAAGGGAAGATCCATTTGATGTTAATGTTTGACCAGAAGAACCAGTTCCACCATTAGCAGAAATTGCATTTAATGCAGCAGCACCTGTCACATTCAATGATGTAACATTAGCTCCAATTTCAAAAATTTCAGCTCCATCAGATGAGTATAGAATACCATCTGTTATATTAACAGCAAGTTCGCCAACATCAATTGTAGAAGTATTTGGTTGTTTACCAGAAACCGAAGTTCTTTTAACTTGGATTTTATTACCGGCCATATGTCGGATTCTCCTTATCAGTATGTACTGATTTTTTTATAAATAGGATATATACATTTATATAAATGTGTGATATAATTATAGTTATTTATATGGAGAATGAATTTGAGAATTGCTTTTATTGATATTTTAGGATTAACATATGATGGAAATACTCTTTCACAAAGAGGTTTAGGTGGATCAGAATCGGCCGTAATACTTCTTTCAAAATCTCTTTCAAAATTAGGTTTTAATGTAACAGTTTTTAATAATTGTTTAGATGATCATTGTTCTCCAGGAATATACGATGGTGTAGAATTTATAGATCTTACTCAAATAACAGATCATGAAACTGATATATTAATATCTTCTCGTTCTACAAAACCATTTTTAGAAGAAAGATATGAATCTTTAAGAATATCTGCTAAACACAAAGTTATATGGATGCACGATACTTTTATAATGGATGGAGGAGATAGAGCTTTAGAGCCACTTATAGTATCTGGAGCAATAGATGAAATATTTACATTATCTGATTTTCACACATCTTATGTTACTACATGCTCTCATGGAGAAAAAAGAAATTTTGAGGTACTTAAAAACAAAATATTCCAAACCAGAAATGGCGCAGTAAAATATGGGCCAAATGAAGTAGATTTAAATGCAAAAGATCCTGATCTTTTTGTTTTTAATGCTTCTGTGACTAAAGGAATGGTTCCTTTAGTAGAACGAATTTGGCCAAGAGTGAAAGAGAGAATACCAAATGCGAAACTTACAATTATTGGTGGGTTCTACCGATTCAGAAGCAGCAGCGGTCCTGACGATCAAGAAAAAACATTTCAAGTACTCCTACGAGACAGTAAACATAAGAAACTCGATATTGCTTTCACTGGCGTTATACCTCAAAAAGACATAGCTAATATACTAAAAGAAGCTTCTTTTATGATATATCCATGCGCATTTCCAGAAACATTTGGAATATCATCGTTAGAATCTCTTTTATATAATACTCCACTTATAACATGTCGATTTGGCGCTCTTGAAGAAACTGCTATAGATTTGGCCTGTTATAAAATTGATTATCCAATTGAGCCAAATAATCTTTTTCCTAATATAAACACAGATAAACAAATCGATAAATTTGTTGACTTGGTTGTAAAAGCTCATTCTGACAAATATTTATATCAACAGAAATCAAATTATTGTAGCATTATTAAAGATATAGTAGGCTGGGATTCTATAGCTCTTCAATGGAAGCAACATTTATATAGCAAAACTAATGAATATCTTCCTGTAAATGAATACAGAGAAGTAAGCAAAATTAACCAAAGAGTTCATAAAATTTTTGGCCGAAGATTCTCAAATCCAGAAGAAAATAAAATACAGCGAAATTCAAAGCAAAAAATAATTAATGTTATTACTCCATTTTATAATGCAAGAGAATATATTGAAGATTGTATAGATTCTGTAGCTTCTCAGGATTATGATGAGTACCAACACTTTTTAATAGATGATTGTTCAACAGATGATTCATATGATGTAGCAGAAAATTATATTAAAACTCTTCCTAAAGAAGTTCAGAATCGTTTTGTTTTAATTAAGAATGAAGAAAACAAAGGTGCTTTATATAATCAAATAGAAATGATGCAAGATATAAAAGCTCTTAGCAACACATGGAATAATATTATCATACTTCTAGATGGTGATGACAAATTAGTAAATGATCCAGAAATATTTCATTTTTATAATAATCTTTATCATGAAGGATATGAATTTACTTATGGATCAATGTGGTCAATAACAGATAATATTCCATTAATAGCTCAAGATTATCCAGATGAAGTAAAACAGAATAGGTCATATAGAGAACACAAATTTGCGTGGAATATGCCTTACACTCATTTAAGAACTTTTAGGCTTGGAAATCTTCCATCGAGAACTGATTTATATCTAGATGAGAATGGTGAATATTATAGAGCCGGTGGCGATGGTGCTCTATTTTACGCCATAATAGAAAATACTGATCCAGACAAAGTACTAGCAGTAAAAGATATAGTTTATGTGTATAATGATGATTCTCCATTGAATGATTATAAAGTGAATGCAAACGAACAATTTAAAAATGCACAATCGATTTTAAAAAAAAAGGAAAACAGTGAAGTGAAGAAAATATTAATCGCAATACCAACAGCCAGATATATTGAACCAGATACATTCAAATCCATTTATGATTTAGAAGTTCCTGATGGATATAAAACAGAATATCAGCATTTTTATGGCTACAATGTAGATCAAGTTAGAAATCTAATAGCAGATTGGATAGTTAATAAGGATTATGATTATCTATTCTCAGTAGATCATGATATAGTATTTAAGCCAGATACTCTTAAAAAGTTATTATATCATGATAAAGATATAGTAAGTGGCCTTTATTATCAACGAATTCCAGGTAAAGAAATATTAGAAATATATAAAGATGCTGGGTTTGATGGAGTTGCTCATATCGAGAAAAATGATATTGTAAGTGATTTTATGGAAATAAAAGCATGTGGATTTGGTTGTGTTCTTGTAAAAAAAGAAGTTTTCAATAAAACAGATCTTCCACATTTTTATTATAAGTCTGCAATTGATCACAAAAACACGATATCTGAAGATATTTATTTCTGTCAGAATGCTAGAGAATGTGGATTTAAACTTTACGCAGATACGACAATTCAGTGTGAGCATATAGGTGAAACAAGATGGAAGGTTGATATTAACACACGACCTAATGTCGAACCTCTTGAAAATAAAGAATATGAAAGACTTGTTAATTTGTATGAACAAAATCTATTGCCATATCAGCATCGTACACATTTAAGAACAATGAGAGATGCACAACAGATATATCCAAATGTGATTTATGATATTGGATCTTGTGTCTTGCATTGGGCTAAGCCAGCTAAAAATATATGGCCTGATGCTAGAATTATTTTGTTTGAAGCTATGCCAGAAGTAGAACAATTATACAATAATCTTGGCTGGCAGGACTACATGATTGGACCTCTTGGAAACAAAGATAAAGAAGAAATCGTCTTTTATCAAAACACAATGTATCCCGGTGGAAATTCATATTATAGAGAAAATCCAGATATAAATCCAGAAGCGCTAAAGTATTTTCCAGATTCTTCAGCTCGTAAAATGATTATGAGAACGCTGGATTCTATGGTAGAACAATATAATATACCACTTCCAGATCTTATTAAAATGGATGTTCAAGGAGCAGAATTAGATATTCTAAAAGGAGCTGAAAAAACTCTTAAATCTTGCAATCATATAATTTTAGAAGTTCAAAAAGTAGAATATAACAAAGGAGCTCCTCAGCAAAAAGAAGTTCTAGATTATATGAAATCTATAGGATTTGAAAACTGGGAAGAGTTTTGTTCACATGAATATGATAGTGATTGGCATTTTTGGAGAGTATAATGAAATCATATAAATGGAAAATGACCGGAAAATTTGCTGGATATATTTATGAATCAACAGAAGGAAACACATCTATTATTCACAATTCTTACTATAAAGTTGATGATAGAATTGCTCATGATAATCCATATTGTATATTTTACAAAACAAAAAGATATCAAAAGCTAACGGATGGAATTAGTGAAATTAATGCGATCTCAATTTTAATGAAACACAAAATAACAAGATTCTTTTACAGTCAAAAGTATTAAAACTCACCACCATCAATAGTAGTGAAAATAGGAACGCCAGCAGCCGATAATTGAAGAACTTCATATGGATCTCCAGAAGCTTCTGAGACAGGGTCTGTTCCTTGGCCATATATAATGGCATTATTCGTGATGGATTGAACTCCGGTGCCTCCATTTGCTACAGAGACCCTAGCTATAGAAATTTCGCCAACCTGCCCAGTAAGTGTTACTGGATATTGGATTGGATTTGATAAGAGCAAATTCCCAACAGCTCTTACTATAACATTAGCAGTACGAGAACCAGAAGAAGTTACAATAGCATTTGCTAATGTTACAGACATCTATATTTACCTTGTTACGTTTGGAGTTACAGTTACAATTCCTTCAACAATTCTAGATACAGCATTAGACTGATCTACAAGTTCTACATCATATACATATCTTCCAGCAACAATATTTGCTGTTGCAGCTGCAGATAATGAAAGAGTTATTATACCGGTATTTGTAGTAGCAATATCTATACTAACTGAATTGCTTGAAGTATAATGCTTTCTAATTTGCGAGCGTCCGGTATATGTAGAAAGATCAATGGCAGCGCCAGTTTCATCATTGAGATTGATAGTTGTAGCAAAATCTGCTCCCTGATCTATAAGTAAATTAACTTTTGTTGACATTTCTCATCTCTATTTGCTATTTTATTTATTTATATAATCTTTTTCGCGAAACCACTGTGTAATAATCCATTTTTCGCCTTCTTTAATTCGACAGCCAGCATGCATTTCTTTTCTATCTGCTGTATAATTATAAAAAAGAGCATTACCTTTAATTGCTGGGACTTTAATCTGGCGCGATGGAAATATTGTTTCTCCGCCTTTTTCTGGCGTATTAAGATAAAGAATCAAAGTTGCATTTCGATTAACATCATCAGGTAAATGATCAATATAATCAGAATGAGGTTTAAAGAAATCCCCGACTTTGTAATGCATTAAAACACATGATTCGGATTTATCAATTGGCCAATTCACTAAATTTGAAATTTTCTGTTTTAAAGTAGGAATATCAATAGATAATGCTGAACACTTACGATAATATTCATCGACATATGAATTACCATCTGATGAATATACTCCGCCAGATTTCAAATCCCACTCACTTTTCATTATCTTATCGCATTCTATATCAGATAAAAAATTCTCAATTAGATATATATTGCTATTTGGTTTAATTTCATTTATTTTCCACGACACATCAGTAAATAATGTTGGTAGCTTTTTCATTAAGTACCAATTTTAGAATCATAATCAATTATGCTCTCATCAGCCCAACCAGAGAAGCAGAATCCATCTACATACATTGTTCTACAATTATCTAATGCTAAAGAATATAATTGAGTATCTGGTGCAAAATTAGTATCTTCTATCATGCTAGTTAATGGCATCCATTTTAATGAACCATATATCGCAAGTTCATGCACGTTTGGTTTAAGAATATTCATCTTATCTGGATGACATGGTCTATAAATTTCTTTCCAAGATGTATTATTGGTGTTATCAAATAATTCGAATTCACCCATCCAATCATTATTCACATAATAATCATAATCTATAACTGCCCATCCTGTTTTAGTCCAAGTTGGGTGTTCTGCAGTATTATAACATATATTATTTAGTTTCCACATGCTACGATTACCAAGTATTGGCTTCTGGATCGCGCGCACCGTATTGATTGACCAGCGTCCACAAACTCTGTCTCCAGTAATAATTTCACCAATAGGTTTTGTGGTTCCATCTGCCATAAGGACTTTTTGCCAAGCAAAGAAACATGAGACGGGTGGTGGACTTACTGGTGGATTTGGGAAGGCGCTTGTATAACTGCTAGAAGTAGCATCTACTGTTTCACCAGTAAATGTTGCTTCTGATGCAATGCTCTGCCAAGTACCACTTGATTTAACATAAACATTTGTAGCCGGCTTCCATGTGCCAGCATCTTTAGCATAAAAAGCTGTTGAAATTTTCCAAGTACCACTATCTTTAACATTCCAGTCAAACCCAATATAATTATCCAAATCAAAACCAGTTATATTAGTTCTAGCTACAGTACTAGAATCAGTCCCCTCACCTTTCCATATTATTTCAATTGTATTATTTCCAGAAGATAAATTTTGAATTCCAGCAAAACCAGCAGACCACAAAGAACCAGAACTTCCTGTAAATGAACTTACCCTATCTTCTGGTTCAACTGAAATATCTGTAGTATAAACATCAGATCCATTTATTTGTATATTTGATAACCACGATCTAGAGGTGTTATTATAAGAACCCCACCACGAACTAAGTATCAAATTGTTTCCACTACTATCTAAATTTACTGTTATTGTTTCTGCTGTTTGATCTGACGTAGAAACTGTTGTTTGCCTATTTTCAGCGTGTGATGAATAAACATGTCTAAATTCAGATCTATCAAGAGCTAAAATAGTTCTAAATGACGCAGTCATAATAGAATTCCAATCTTCAGCAGCTCTAAGATCATAATTAGTATTAGCTGCAGGAGAAGCATTCATAACATACCAATATGGATAATCTACATCAGACCCAGCTAAATATGAAGAATCTATATATCCATATGGATTGTTATTAGTATCATCCCATAGCAAAAGTCTAGTTCGTACATCCGAACTTGCCGAAGTCTGATCACTGCTATATGCACACGATCCAACAATAGTATAATCACCAGGTGGCACTGTTAATGTATTAAGTGTTTGATATTGATCATCACCATCTGTTCCATCAGATCCACCTGTTATAGAAGTGTGTGTTAATGTGTTATTAAATATATCTGTGCCAACAAGTTCTACTGCTGTTAAATAAGCATCTTGAATTTTTGCTGTGCTTCCAGATCTTCGGCAATATTGTAATGAAAATGTTGTAGAAGCTGGTGATATTCCTTCTTCATATATTGCGACACCAGTTACAGCCATTTGATCAGTTGTATCTTTTGGAGTCAATATGACTTCATACATTTGTATAGCATCAGTAGAATTATATAACTGAACTCTAACATCAGATGAAGTGCTACTTTGAGTAACAAGGCACGTGAAAAAAATAGCATAGTTAGTACTAGCTACTGGAGTAAAAGTAAGTGTAACTTTATCTTGATAAGTAGTAGAAGTAGTCGAGCTATTTCCTAAACTTGTATTGCTATAATAAGTTTTTGCCATTAAATTTATTCTGGCTTATCTGGCCAGATAACAAAATCTGGATCTTCAAAAAATTGTGGAACTTCTCTTAAGTCTTGTCTATATTTTTTCCACTTAGCTTTATTCTTTTTTGGAGCATCTGCTAATTGTGTCCAATCAGAATTTCTAAGAAGCTTGTCTCTTTCATTACGAACGTCTTTCCACTGATAAAAAATATCAGCTTCATCTTTAGCTTCTATAATTTCTTTTTCTGTAGGTTTTGAATCTATATTAGATGGCATCCATGAAAAAGTAGAGTAATCATCTTCATCAATTTTCCAACTATTTTTTGGCCATTTATAATGTATAATTTGTGCATATGTCACCATAATAATTTATCTCCTATGATACTACTACAACCCAAACATCACCATTATTACCGCCAGACGGCGCCGATGTGCTCACAGTATAGTTTGTTATTGAATTTCCAGAAGCAAAAGTAAGTCCGGCGTTTGCTGTAACAGCTTTAGTAAATTTTGAATTAGCAGTAACGTTTAAATTATCTCCTGCTATATTTGTATTACTTGTAGTTCCATTAGATGTAATGCTTATAGCTGTAATTGATGAATTAGTGCTAAATTGCTGTAGATTAGCTATTACACTTATATTAGCAGTAAAATTAGTATTACCAGAAAAATCTGCATTGCTTGTGAAAGTTGCAAGGCCTGCAATATCTATTTTTGAAAAAACAGCATTAGCAGTAACGTTTAAATTATCTCCTGCTATATCTGTATTACTTGTAGTTCCATTAGATGTAATGCTTATAGCTGTAATTGATGAATTAGTTTGGAAAAGCTGAGATTCTGCAGTAACAGATAAATTAGCACTTAGTGTTGATACTCCATTAGCAGCAAAGGTTGTTGCTGTAATCCCATTAAATATAGAATTGGCTGTGATACGAAAATTATCACCCGCTATATTAGTATTGGTAGAACTCCCATTTGATGTAATACTTAATGCTGTTACTGAAGAATTTGTTTGAAAAACCTGTGAGGTTGAAATTGATAAAACGTTTGCAGTAGAATTTATTTGAGATCCAGTAAAATTAGCATTCGATGAAAAAATTATGTGCGCTGGCGTATTAACATTTCCACCGCGTATTGTAGTTCCAACTAATGTAGTAGCTCCAAATATTCCTGTTACAAAACCATTACCAGATGATGTATCGCCGGCTGTATTTGCTTTAAGTGTAACAGTCTCAGAAAAAGCATCAAGCATAGTATTAGTTCTATCGAACCAAACTTGCCAAATATCAGTATTTGCATTAATTTGTGTATATGTTCGTGCCATTTATTAACTTAATGCCTTTTGAAGTAGTTGTTTAATTTCTGCTAGGTCGTTCTTAATAGAGCCAACTTCATTTTTAAGAGTATCAATTTCTTTTGCCTGATCAATTTTCATTTTGTAATCTAGGTGATCACTAATACTTTTATTTATAACGACAGAAGTATTCTTATTAATATAATAAGAGCTTCCTTTTGATATTTTAGCTAAATTATTCATTAGGCACTAACACCAACTACCCTGATATTATTAACTCTTGGGATTATATTATCACTATCAGATAAGAACACTATTTTAACTGCGAGTGCGTTATATCCATCATATTCTCTAAGACCAGAATCATAATATCTAACGACATTATCATTCAATGAATTATTAAAAGCCTGTTTTTCAAATTCTAATTTATCGATTAAAAGACCGGCTCCAACTACATTGTTATTAGTTACTAAATTGTTAATAGTAAGAGATGTATTAGAAGCAATAGTATTAATAGATGATACCATATAATTCTCGGGGAACAGTGGAGAATATATTTTAATCAAATCATTATTAGCAAATTCAGTTTCAAATATAGTATCGACACCTGTTATTGTAGCGCTGCTTCCAGTAGTAGTAATAGAGCCAGTTCCAATAAACTGAGAATTTGGATATGCTGAAAACCCACACTCATATTCAACTTCATCCCGAAGCAGTCCTAAAGCGCTATATGATAAATTAGTATCATTTTTATATTCTAGAAGAGTCCAGTTCTTATCATCAAATGGCTCTGGATCTTTGTTATTCCAAATTTTAGAATAGATTTTTAAATCTGTTCCAAGAGGCCTATATGCATCAAAGAATATTCTAATATCCTCGGCATATCTATCATCAGCAAAAGTTATCTTCTGAGAAATGTGTTTAGAAATAGCTCTTCCATTTCCAAGATGTTCATTTGTATAATCATTGTTAATGGCATATTTGCTATAGAAAACGTCTAGTTCACCAGATTCAATATCTGCAGTTGACCAAATATTATTCGACGTTATAACCATTTCTACAAAGGACGAAATATTTGTATTAACCATTAAACCAGTATCTAGAGTCAAAGTAACTTCTGGATTTGTTACTTCATTAGATCTTGAAAGTATCAATGGTGTATTTGCTGTGTTTACAAATTCTTTATTTTGATCTAAGTTTATAATCGATTGTTCTGGAGTTGTGTGCTGGGATGATGTATATCTATCTACTCCAAGAACAGGAATTAAATTAGCACCAGATCCAGTAGGAGCTGAAACAGTAGGAGCTGTTGTATATCCATCGCCTTCTGCAGTCATTATTACATCAACAATTATTCCAGACGAATCTGTTAATAATTTAGCAGTCGCTCCAGTTCCACCCCCACCAGTAAATGTGACAAGAGCATTATTAACATATCCACTAGTTCCGCCATCATAAATAGCTACATCTAAAACACCAGATCCAGTTGAATAATATGTATAGTGCTTTTTCAAAAAGAATGATGTTCCAGAAGGATTTTCTACATCTAGGCCGGCTACTTCTGTTTTATTTAAAGGTAAATTAAAGATCTGACAATTTGAAAACTGAGCATTTGAAAATTCTGTAATCAATGTGCATCCAACTGAAAAATCAATATTAGCCGAAGAGCCAGCCGAGTTAGAACCTATACTATTATAAATGATGTATGTTGGCTCTTCTACAAATCCAATTCCTTTATTATTGAAATTTATATCAGATATAGTTCCATTAGCATCTGTTATTACATTTGCAGTAGCATTCACAGAAACACTAGTATTGTTAGGCCCGCCGCCATTTACTACAATATAATCGGTGTTGCTATATCCTGTTCCACCATCATTAATAGTAGAATCTTCTATAACATTATTTGTAAATCTAAGAGAAGAATTAGCGTTTGATTGTTCTAATAAAATAAAACTTTCTCTCTTTTTAAAGATATTCGACACAGCTTGGACAGAAAGTCTCCCAGCCGAAACTTTAGAAAATCTAGATTGAGCATTAGAGAACGTTAGAGGTATATCAACCTGAATAGAAGTATTTGATGATATATCAATCACTCTGCGCACATTTTTTTGTGCTCCACTGTGTATTACAATGTATTGTTCTTCTGCAGAATCGTTATCAAACACACTAGTAAAGTTAACATTAGATCCAGTAACTAAAACTGATCCATTTGATACTACTACAGATTGAGCTATAAGAACATTGTTCTGATATACTAGCTCTCCTGGTCTTACATCAAAAACATTATTAGATGTTAGTGGATTGAATGCTATAAACTCATAATCTTTTTTAGGAAGAAGAAATGATCTTTTTCCTACAACTTGAGTATAAGTCGCTCCATCGGTAGTCGTTACTGTAGTATTAGAATAAGTGTCAAATTCATATTGCGCAGCATATACCTTAAATTTCAGATCGGTGTTTTTTATAGATTTAACCTGAGTATAGTTGTTGGTCGGGGCAAACGAAGTAGCTTGCTGGAGAGTCGAATTAGAATTGATTCCAATCGTATTAATTGTTCCAGCTTCAAAGTATTCACCAACATACTGCCCAGCAGGGCCAGCTGATTTATCATTTGTTCCTACCAAAATCTTACCTTCGACGCTTGTCCATAAAGCAAAATCTTCATCGCCATCAAATTTTATACATATAGCATATTTGTATGATGTTTTAATAGCAATTGGATATTCAAATTCAAATCTAGAAGATGATGAGGCGTCTCCAGATGCTATTATTTGTTCAAATTCATTTCTTGCATATGCTCCAGTGAATTTAGTTTGTGGGTCTGGAGATCCATCGGTTTTAGTTTTGCACAAAAATACTTCTACACCTGGACTTACTATTCCAGATTTATTATCAATGATTTTTGGCTTAGCTCTAAAAAACAAGTCTATAGCAGAAATAGCAACAGTTTCTGAATTATTAACTACTGCTGGATCTATAAAAAATGTTTGTGCTCTATTAAATATAATTGGCGTAGAAGATGTGCTCATTAAAATTCCATCTGTTTGTTTATATATGTCATATTAGTGATGATAATCTTCATTGCGTGGAAGATTACAACTATTGGTTTGAACTGTTTTTGTTTTAATTTTTACTTCAATAGAAGCCTCGGCTAACGAATTTCCATCTAAAGATTTTACTGTAAGTTTTTGCGGGCTTTCTGGAATTATAGCTCTTGGATATTTACTAGAAGTTCCAGAACCACTATACCCATCAATTTGATATGGACTATTTTCAGGAGAAAAGAAATAATAAAATTCAAGTTTTCCGTTTATCCCACTAATAAGATTTGACCCAATGTTGTATGAAGTTCTTATTGATTGAACTTTATTAGAAGTTAAAGATAATAGCGATGACAAATTATACCCAAACAAACTATTAACATTAGTTCCAGTAAGCGGAGCACAATCTTCAGTTACTTCTTTATCTAAAAGATAAACTTTATGTAATGTGTCTGGCTTTAATCCAGATATATTGATATTAAATACTTGTGGGCCAAACATTAAAATACTCTCCGTTTAATTCTATTTATTCTATAAATCTTTACCATGCGCCAGTTCCACCAGCTCCACCATTTCCAGCTTCGCCGCCTCCGCCTATGCCACCACCACTTGCCGCGCTATCACCTTTATCGCGATCGTTAGGTGTACAAGCTTCTTTTGTTATAGTGTAAGAGAATGATGGCGATATCGACATAGTTCCATTATACATGACTGGTGATGGTGTTGGAGTAGTTGGGCACGTACACGTATCACCATCTGTGCTGCTTGTTTCATTATAGAAATCGATTCTATATCTCCAAATCACAGAAGATTTCTTGACTACAATTCTGTATTCTCTTCCTAGACTTGGATTATGAACCCATGTTATTTTTCCAGAATATCTTAGATATCCATCTAGTTGACCAGCTGACCCTGATCTATTTGTTAAGATTGTAGAATAATCATTATATCTTTGACTGCCACCAAGCTGTTGAGATAACCATGATGCGGTCAAACTAGAAGAATTAGCACTTCCTGATCTATTACTAAACCCAGAACTTCCTGTAAAGAATGGATCTTTCCTAAGTTCTGTAATATCATCATCTGTGAGAGCCACTGCATCTGTTCCTGATGCAATGAGTGTATCTCCTTGATAAACATAAATTTGATCTTTGCCACTGTAAAAATGACACCATAGCGTGGCATTAGATGACACAGTTCCCATTGTAATAGTCTGTACTGGCTCATTGAATCTTCTATTTGCAGAATATCTTTTTAGATTAGATTGAGTAGCATATACAAAATGCTGAACCGGCACTGCATTACCAGATGAATCGAGTTCCGAGCATTCACATTCATCGCCTTCTACATCTGTTGCCATTGGTTGATCAATAATAGCTATTTGATCATAATTAACAGCAGATGGATCATTATTAGCATGAACTATATTTAAAGTAGAATAAGCCGGCTGAGCATAATTATCTTCAACTGAAGCATTATATTCTGGACTTCTCCATTCCGTGAACGAATCAGTTTCATATTCATCAACAAAAAAACCATATTTGAATCTATTAACGCTTGGAGAAATAGAACTTGGTATAACTCGATCTTTTACTTGATTTTGCATGAAATTAAGGCTAACATAATATTCGACGTCTCTTAATCGTCTATCAATAGATCCAATATCAGAATGAGTATAGTTTCTAGGTTGATTTTTATTAAAATCACTTTGTAAAAATAAAGTCGTTGCTGTATTTTTTCTAATTCTAGAAACAGCTAATTGTTCGTTGCTAGTTCTAGTATTAACAATATCTTTAATTTGCTTAGACATGTTATATGGCAGCGTTGGATACGATGGAATATAAACATCATTAACTAAAAGCGTTCCAGTAGGCTGTATTTGTGCTCCTGGTGTTTGATATGAACCAGGAAGAACACTAATCTTTCCTCCTTTTGATACTATAACTCTATCTGTTCTTGGCAAATAAGTTTCTACATTATAAGTTAAAGTAGAATCTGGAACAGGGAAATATCTATCACTTGCTGAGAAGGTAAATGTGTTGGACGGATTTATAGAAGCGCCTGCTACTAATGTAGCAACATTTGCTGTATTCGCAACATATGGTCTAAAATCAAACACATTAATAAGATCGTGATAAGTTCCATTATCACTAAAGAATTCTGGAATCTCAAGAGTATTAACAACTGTTGTTAATGCGCTAAGAGCTTTAGAATCTTCAGTTGTTCTTGTTATTGTGTTTGAACTAACATAAGAAGTTATATTATAAAAACCAGGAGACGCTGTAAAGCAGTCGAGTTTAACAAGAAGCCAGTCATCTAAAGTTAATTTAACTCCAGATGGATTCTTTTGATATAGATAGCCAAGATCATAATAATTTTGTGTTTGATTATGATCAATATAGAAACTATCAGTAATATTAGTATCTGTTATGCTGACTCCAGAACTAGTGCCTCTATAGACTTCTTTTAATCTAAATATATCTGGTATTCCAAGGCACCATGGTCCAGAAGTTCCTCCACCCACGTCAGACAATCTAAGTTTTACATAAATATCTCTATTTACTGTTTTTGTAGCAGATTGAGCATTTGCAGATTCTACGTTATATGCTACAATAATATCTGTATTTGTTGCTGTATTAAAACCATTAGCTACATTTGATAATAAATCAATAGTCATAATTTCTGCAGCAGAATCTACACTTACAATATAATCTGTGTCATAACTTAATTGGATAGGAACATTTTGTGGCCATGCTTTATAAGCAGCATTCGCAACCGATGTAAATGAAACGTTTGCTTCAACTGTTAGGCTTGTATTATTTGCAATTGATTCAACTCTACGAAATTCTGGGCTTCCACCATCAGTTAGTTGTAGATAGTCACCGACTCTTAAGTCTGTTATAAATGTCGTTCCAACTCCTGTTACTGTGGGTGTTCCATCAGTACTAACAGTGCCAACAGAATCAAAAGAAATTAGATTTGCTGCTGGCGCCAAATAAATCTCTGCTTTTTCGGCATCAGATAGAGTTCCTGTATATGGAAAAGTTTTAGTAATAGGAATTAATGATATTTGAACAGTTCCAGTATTACTAATAGAAAGAGTATCATTAGTTGTTCTATAATTATATGTTATGTTATTAGCATTTTTTAAAGACTGATAACTTGTAGCAAATACTAATTTATTATTATTACCATATAAAGTAGCGACATTCGCGCTAGTAGTTGAATCTAATTCTAATACAGTATCTCCAATACCATCATGGCTTGTTCCATTATAGTATATTGATCTTATATCTCTAAAGTTTTTTCCGGCATTCATTTTAATATCGAAAACATATGCTCTGTAGATAGCGTTTGATGTTCCTGGAATCCCTTGTTCATGCATAAAATTTCTAATTCTAGCAGTTCCTATTTGAGTTCCTGTCGGATTAGTATTTCCAAGATTGATAGAATCGGATTCTGTTAAAAAGTTCTTAGCAGTATCATATAAAGATATTTCATTAGCCTGATCAAATTCAAAGAACCCGCCTACTTCATTTAGTCTAATATAGTTTTCATAGTTTAGACTTATTTTGCTGTTTTCAAATGTTTTTGATCCAATTCCTTTATCTACACTATAAACAAAATTACCCAGCGTTTGTAGTCTATATCCTTCGACATATGCTGTGCCTGGATCAACTACGATATTGATAGTGTTACCTTCAAAACTATTGTTACCAGGAGAAGTTGTAGATGTTAAAAATTCATCAATAACATAACTTCCATCTGTTTCATTTGTTCTTGTAGCCATCTCATCTGTTATAGAATTGAAAGAAGTTTTTTGATTTTGTTTATATGGAACACCATTTGAAAATTCTACTAGAGTGAAAACGCTACCATCAATTGTAGTATTATTAATTTCAAAAATAGAAAGATTTGCTGTAAGTTTAAGTCTATCAGCTCCTGGAGCATTAAGATTTGGTTCTCCAAGAGCATTATCTGTTAAACTAGTATCTTGATTAGAATTTATGATTTCTTCTGTTGTTTCAAAAGCTACTGCTACATTGTTTGGAAATCTAGAATAATTATCAACAATTATAGTCTGCGGCTGCACTTCGATAAAATGACCTTTATGAAAGATATGACCTTGTGTTATTCCAAAAGCATAACCAGATCCAACAGCATTAGTAACAGATGCAACAGTTGGTTTAGCTACATAATTTTGAGCTGTAATCTCACCGCCAGAACCCGTTGTACTTTTTATAGAAGCAAACGGTGTTCTGTAATAACTCACTCCTTTATTATTAATTAAAGTATTAGTAATTTGACCAGTAGAATTTGTTAAAATTTCCGCATCTGCGTTAAATCCTATAATACCAAGAACAGTTGCCAAATCGCTTGAAGATGCTCCCTGAATATTATTTCCAGAAACAAACATCCAATTATTAGCAGTCGATGTCGTCGAAGACAAATCGCTATTTATTGGGCTATACTGAATTAAAACTTCTGAACTTGTAGTGTTAGCATAACTAGCTGTAGCATCAGTAAAAACTGCATTACTAACTAGATTCATTGCTGTGTTAGTAGACACAATATTGATCTTGTGTAAATCATAACTCGTTGAATTAGAATAAAGAGCTATATAATCGCCATTAGCAAAATCTGTAGAAAATACAGTGCTAGTTCCAGTAAGATTAACATCATTTGTGGTGACAGAAACAGTACCAGAAAGCTTAACGACTGGTAATCTATCAGAAACTTCTGTAAGAGTTGTGATAGTTCCGTTTGCGCCTGATATAGGATCTGTAATTTGATCACCAACATTCAATGATCCAGAAGTAACATTAGCAAAAAGAACTGGTGTAAAAATAATACTATCTGTATTAGAATATCCAGAACCAGTTACAGCAATTGTTACATCCCAAATAGAATTATTGCTATCATAGACTGTTAATACTTGGCCAGCTTGAAAAGATATTTCATTAAAAGAATTTCCACTATTTATATAATTGAAATATAAAGATTTTAAGTCTGGATCAGATGCTTCAAACCCAGTTGATGAATTAATAATGAATGCTGTAAGGCCATTTGCGTTTTTAGCAAAATGACCAACATACGCGCCAGGATCAGCAGTAGTTCCGTTAATTAACACGTCCTTAATTTTAGCATAAGGATATTTATCATAAAAAGTAAAGTTGCAGCCGTCGAGAATGGTTCCGCGCTTAAAAATATTATTTCCGAATATTTCTACTTGTCTTTGAAGTATCTGTTGTAATTCATTTAATTCTCTAGTTTGAACGGCGATCGCTGGCTTAAACAACACTCTCTGGTAATTTTTAGCCGGATCACTATTTTCAAAATAAGGTGAGACGCTTAGGTCTGTTTCTAAAGGCATTTATATTTTTCCTAGGATTCAAAAATAAATTTAAATGTTTCTGATTGCTCAGATACTCTTGTAATTGGTTCTAAATTTTCAATATATAAAATATCGCCACTTTTAAATAAAACTTCTGGCTCATATTCACTTGTTATAGACATAATAGCATCACTTATAGCACCATATACATTTTGATTTATATTAAAAGTTCCATATTTGTTTGTCGTGTACATAATACTCTGAGTTCCATTTGCTACAACAGAATGCAACAAAGCATTCGAAGTAGATAAAGAAGTTTGATATACAATTTCATCTTCTTCAAAGGTGCCAGAAATAATGCTACCATTATATTTATACATATTAACAAAAGTGTTAAAATCTTTGTTTTCATTAGATCTATATATCGTGTTAGCTAATGTATATGCTCCAGAATCTATACCCATAAGTTTATTATCTGTTTCTATTATGATATTAACATTAGCTAAAGTAACATAAGTTGTATTTGATGATGATATATATCCGGCCAACTCTTTTCTTGGTATTAAATATTCTGCATTAGAAGATGTAAATGCAGCATTTGTGGTCAATGTTAAGTAAGTTGAATTAGATACTGTATTGACTATTCCTAACATTTTATTAGTTCCATCTACAATATAAATAAAATCATTAGAACTAAACTGATTAACAAAATCTCCTGTTACAGAAGTCACAGCAGTGTTTGTTTCATCAGTTATTAAATCAACTCCGAGTCTATATGGATTAATTTTATATACAGCTTCACTATCAATAAAAGTTCCTGTAGTATTGGCCCTTTCAATAGTTACACTTGTAAATATTGGATCTTTTAAAATACCAACTGTTCTATAATCATTTGTCTGTGGTATTGTATTAGATTCATTGTTTGCAAAAGTAACACTTATACATAAAGAGCTTCCACCAAGTTCTGCTGATATACTAGAGCCATGACCTGAATATGGTGATTTGATAGCTCTTAATTCTGCATTAGATGGATTTAATACGGTGGCATTATAAACAAAAGCATTAGCATTTTTATAACCAACACCTCTATTCAATACATCTATTTTATGAATTACATTTCCTGTTGAATTGACAATAGCTCTAGCAGCAGCGTTTACTGTTTCATCTCCAGCACCATTTATAACAACTCCGGGGTATATTTCATATACAGAAGCAACACTAATAGCATTTGTAAAAGCTGTTTCTAGTTGTATAGCTTTAGCGCTAGAATTAACTATATAATCTGTTATTTTTTTATATTGGCCAATTTCTCCAGAAGCTCCGTCTTTAATATAAATGTAACAACCATTATAAAAATCATCTGTAGAAGAAGCATTAGTATTACTTGAAATATCATATAATAAAGCATCGCCTCCTAAACGTAATTCTGTTAAAGAAAAATAATTATTACCAGATATATAATTGGTGTAGCCATTTCCAGTTCCAACCACACTTATTATATCAATAGCTCCTTCGACTGCAGCGCTTTCAACTTCTGTGTTTGATGTTACTGGAAAATATTCTGTTGTTCCAAATTTTTGAACAATAGCATTATTAACAGAATACATATATTTCCAAATATAACCATCAGAAGTCTCATAGTATTCATCTTCTGCAGAAATTAAACCAAAATCTGGTTCTACTGTAGAAGCAGCATTTGAATTATTATACAAACATTTATATACATGATAAAAAGAAGTAGCATTAACTATAGTGTAAAATTCTTTATTAAATAAAGTAGAATCTTGATCATCATACTGATAATATTTAGTTTCGGCTGCCCATTCATATCTTGGAATAAGAATAGAAAAATCTGTGTTTGATAGTTTTTTTCCAAAAATCATATCATTATATAACTCTGTTTTTTTATCAACAGTATCAACTGGATCAGGAACACTACCATCACCACCGTCATAGGAGTCATGCTTTGATGTAAAAACATAATAAACTGTGTTTGATGGCTCAACCAAAGATTCTATTAATTGATTTAAACTATGAGTTTTAAAATCATTAGTTATTAAAAAATTGCTCATTCTATTGTTACCACTGCTGTTTTTGCAGTCTTTCCTATATTAATATTTGATTTAGATACATATCTACTAAATGATTTAGTTCCTGCAATATGTAAAATATTTTTTAACATATCTTTATATTTTTCTAATGTTATTGCTGATCTGATTTCATAAGAAAATTCTTGATAATAAAAACTATCTTGAAGATATTTATTAGAACTTAATAGGCTATCATTTCTTTTATAATAACCAGTTCCACTGCCATGATTTCCAAGATTAGATAATCCTGCCCCAACACTAGCGTTTGTATTTGAATAAAAAGTTACAGGTTCGTCTTGATAGTAGCCATAACCAGAATCAACAACTTCTAAGTTACTTATAGATCCAACAGAGGTTGTAACGCTTGTTGATATATTAGCATTAAAACCAGAAATGGCTGACATAGTATCTTCCTGATACGATAATATATTAGCAATAGCTCCAGTTTGAACTCCAAATAATGTAGCTTCTTGCTCAGAATGAATTGGCAAAACGCTTGTTTCTTCTGATAAATAATTTCCAGCTTCTGTAACTAAACTAAATGTTTCATCAAAAGTATCGTCGTATGTTATTCTTTTTAGATATAAAACACTACTATTACTACCACTTTTAACAATTCCTTTATTATTACCCGATTGTTGAACGACTTCACCAACTAAGAATAAAGAAGTTGTGTTGCTAATATTAACAACAAAATCTCTTTTTTCAAATGGAATTATAGATGGCTCTAATAAAATAATATAAGGAATATTATCATAGCCAACTCCAGAACCAGTAAGAGTAATAGAACTTACTGTTCCATAGGTATACATATCATATGAAAAAGCATTAGCTATTATAGTATTCAAATTGGCTTGTGTACTAAATCCCCAATCTGAGTTAGCAATATCAACAAGCAAATAATCATAAATATAATCTGTAGCAATATTAACAGATTGATTATAAAGAAATGTATTAGATATTGATATATCTGCTCCAGCCCCAGCGATGGGTGGTTGAACTTCACCATATGTGTTTGAATATAATCCAATAATAATATTATTATTAGTTGATAAAAATGTATTTTCTACTTGATATACTGCAACATCTAAATTCAAATTTGAAACTACTCCGTTTGCAGTAGTTAATCTAGAATCTAATGTAAGTGATTTTGTAAACGCTCCACTTATATCTATTACTTTAATAGTCGCATTAAGGCCAGAATATGTAATTGATTCGATAGTGGCATTAGCAATCTCAGTAGCAGATTCATTATTTTGATATACTTCTTCTCCGGCTATAAATTTAGTACTGCCAGCTCCTGTAATATAAAGATTATTATTAGAAGATGATAACATAACATTAGCAACAGCACTTATATCATCAAAAGATGATATAACAGCACTAGAAACTTCATCTTCCAAAGCAAACCCAGCGGCATCTTCAAACAATAATAAACTGTTATTTTGACCAGCCAATCTATAATGTTTATAAAAAGTAGATTGTTGAATTCCAATTATACTATTTGATGTTTCATCTAAAACAGCAAAATCAAAAGCAGCATTTGCTTCATCATGATAGAGGTGAGTATCAGCCCACTCAATGCTTTCAGCTCCAATAACAAGACCACGTTCAGTAACAATATCAAAACTGTTTTCTGTTTCAAGTTTTGCAGCAGGATTAAATCTATCTGCATACATAGAAATTACCATACTTCCAGTAGTATTTGTAGCCGGTAGAACTGATAATATTCTAGCTTCTGATATTATATCTGCTGTGTCTGGATCATATCTATAAAGAAAATCTCCATTAGCAAAAGTTTCGCCGGCTAAATCAATATATGACACATTTGCTAGTGGTTGAACTATAGTTTCAAATTGATTATAAGTTCCATTAGAATTATTATTGCTTCCTATAACAAGATCACTTATTTTTAACACATTGTTTGATATGATTAATGTCGAATTAGAATTATATCCCCAACCACCATCATTTAAATTAAATTCTACGACTCCAACAGTATTACCAACACCAGCAACTCTAGCTTTTCCTTGAATTCCGCTATCAGCATAAATATCTACTATATCGCCAATGCTATAATTTTCACCACCATTTATTATATCAAGTGTAGTTAAAGAACCTATAATAGTTGGACCAATTAATTCAGTTGGATGATTAAAATCTATTGCAGATTCTAAATTCGATGTTGTTGATGTGGTAAATTTTTCTCCTGTATAAAAATTTCCAGTTATATTAGTTATACTAAAAATTTCTATATATCGACCATTTATTTTTTTTCTAATATATTTTTCTACATATGCTGTAGCATTAGATTCTAATCCAATTATTTGATATCCAATAAATCTTTTTAGATTCTCTTCATAAGACACTTCTAAATATATAGGAATAATCCATTCTGCAGATGATAATCTAAATAAATCGTCAGCCGGAAAATAAACTTCAGCCGGTTTTCCAAAAACTTCTTTAAAAAATAAATCTATAGATTGAGAAGTTCCTTTAGATCTATATAAATCTAAACTATGTTTTACTAACTGCCTTGTATTTGTAGCAGTATCAAATTGAATGGATGAAAGATATTTATTTTTAAAATGAATTAAAAAATTATCAGTTGTTTCATCTATATCACCATATTCTAGTAATCTTCTAGAATGATAAATCATTTGTCCATCTGATTCTAACCATTCATAATATTTTTTGACGAATTCAATAAATATCGGTCCTTCTTCTTTATAGAAGTCCGGAAATTGATCTTCAATTAAATGAGATATTTTCTTTTCAAAAAATTCCATTATTATCCCTGACAGGTCGATCTAGTACTTCCAATTAGATCTCTCACACCTATAACATTAATTTTAATGTGTGATGGATCTAATTGTAGTAAAATATTTTTCTTAGTTTCAAAATCTTTAGTTCTTGGTATTACATAAAAATGTAATTCTGGTTCTGTAAGAGCATCAATATTAAAATTAAGAAGTTTTACTGCTCCTGTTTCATAATCAACACTTCCAAGCGACGAATTAATAACTACAACTTTATCTTTAATTCTTTTAACTAATTTAAGATTTCCGATTCCATCATCATTAATTTTAACGCGCTCTCCATTTAACACAAAATCATCAGAATATAATGTAACTTTATCATCATAGTCGTATTGAGTTCCAAGTTTTGCTACTTCTTTTGTTAATTGAGTTTCAAACATAATATCTAAATTTTGTGGAACTCCAAACAAAGGATATATTTTTTTATAGATTGCTACATTTGTATCATTGCTAATCACACTAGCAGCGCAAGCATCATCAATATATTTCACAAATTTAGAATACCTAAATTTTGCTTTAAAATCATTTAAATATGTAACATCATATTCTAAAATTTTATTTAAAACTCTACTTTTAATGTCTTCTTCTGTAAATGCTGTTAAATTTATGTTATATTTTACAGTTGTATCAACAGTGTAGTGCATATAAGAAGGCTCAATTATTGATGGATCAATAGACAGTGGAGTTCTTGGTTTTAAATAATTATAATATTCTGTTTTTTTAGAATTTGGTAGACTATCTATTCCAGAAATATCTATAGCAATATAAACTTTACCAAACTCTGGTGGATTTAAATCTTCTCCACCATACGCTGATATAGCATTAATTTCTGGAAACTTTTGCTTTAATAACAATTCATAATCAGCTGTATTAATAGCTCGTTCTTGAAGTTGATAAAATCTTGGGGCATAATATTTAATAGATTCGATAGATTCTGGGTCTGCTCCACCAGTAGAAACCTGCACAGTATTTATTATTGGCGTTGATAAAAATGATGTAAAAGAAGCGTCTAATGCAAATAAAGTTCCACCATTTGCTTCTTTTCCTCTAGTTACTCTATGCGAAATCTCAATAACAGAATTATCTTTTGGTTTTCTTCCTATAATTCCATCACCAAATATTATTTCATATTTTCCTTGTTCTGCTCCTTGTAAAAAGAAAACATTATCTAATGCTCCTAAACCAAGAAGAGATGTTGCAAGCGTATAATTTCTAACAATAGCAGTGTCATCTTCAGTAACTGTAACATATATACTTTGAGTATCAATTGTTGAATCTTCTAAAACAAATCTCTGTGTTGGATTTTCATAGTCTATTATAAAGGCGTCTATGACATACTGCCCTTCAAAAATCTTTAAATTTGAAACTTCAAAAGTGTTGTTTGTTGAAGTGATAACTTTATCTTCGTTTGTAATAAAAGTAAATAATTCAAATCCAATAGATGATGTGAACGAAGTTCCTTTTGGAATCGTAACTACACTAGTGTTTGCTTCAAATTCTATATCAACTACAGCTGAAGCTGACCTAGAAGATCTTGGTGTATAATTCAATTCTTTTGCGTGTGATAAAACAGAATTTCTTAATTGCGCAGAATCTAAAAATGATTCTGAAGCTACCATATTCAGATAAAAAGCATTATGAAATGTATTATACGACATGATGTCTAATAATACATTAATATTAGATCCTTCAAAATCATAATCTTTAAATAGATCTTGAGCTTTTAAATATGTTTTTAAATTTGTTTTGATTGTATCAAAATCAAGATCTACTAAACTAAGTGATGAATTGGCTGCCATTTATCTTACTCGTACAAGTGTTAAATCAAGTTGGTTTACGACTGTATTATTTCTAGTTGTGAAAAATATAGTTATATTATAAGCATTATTATCTGGATCTGTTTTAATTTGAACATCAAGATCTGCTACTCTTTCTTCATTTTGATGAATTAATAAATTTATATTTTCTTTTAAATCGTCTGCTGTAAAATCATTTAGAGGCTCAAATAAGCTTCTTCTAATATTACCGCCAAGCCCAGGCTGAAAAAATCTTTCACCCTGATTGGTTAAAACCATATTTTTTATAGCCTGTCGAACACTATCTTCATTTGTGATTTGATTAATTTGCCCACTTCTAGAATTGCTAGTGAATTTATTAAAAAAATCAGAAAAATAGACTTCTGCTGTTCGGCTGGCCGTATATCTGTCTGCTCGTGTAGTCATTAAAACCCTCGTTGTTATTTATTATTTATGGATTAAAGTCTATACGAGTAGCTTTTAATGTATAATTTCCATCTACTTCCCAATTAACATTGCCGCTGGTGTTCCATTTTACATTACCATTAGTTTTTATATTAAGATCACCAGTTTCTACATATGCTGCTCCGGCAGTTTTAAATCGAATTTCACCTTTTGCGACATGAACATTAAAATTTCCGGCAATTTTCAAATTGAAATCTTTATCAACTGCAACATAAGCATCGCCACCTTTTCCATCTTTTGCTACAGTTCTTATTTGTATAGAACCATCTTTGTTCATCTGAGCATATGACCCAGATTTATGACCAACACGAATTCTCTCTTCTCCTTCAGTCTGATCAAATTCTACAAAATGACCAGATCGATATTGTGTTACGTGGTTTCCTGGCTTATTATCCATTGGATAACTTGGCGCTACATAACCAGGAGAATTCTTTTGGTCATGTCTAGGCTCAGCAACCAGAACGCCATGCTCTTTGCTCGCAACTTTAAATGGTTTGTTTTCACCATTCTCTACGAAGTTGGTCGTCTTACCAACTCCAATTTTTACTAATCCACTACTTGGATCATTTAGATCTTTTCCCATGCTATATCCTTATGGTAATAAATTTTTAAAAAACTGCAGCGATCCTAACAATTTAGAAAACGTTTGTTTGAAATTGCCTATTTTATCAATAATATTAATGTCTCCCATTGGTCCTAAATCAAATCCTTTTGGAATTGGAGGTCCTTTTTCTTTAAGTCCTTTAAATAAAGGCGGAAGAGAATTTGGAGACTGCGTTCCTGGATATATTGAACCCATTACAATTCCACTTCTTTGTTCTTCATCTGCAAACATAACACACACTTTAGATCCAACCTCAAGAGCATGAGTCTGACCAGCTCCAGCAATTGATGGACTACTAGAAGGCATCATTGTTGGATACCAAGCAAGTTCTTTGTCTGGAATGTTCTTTTTATCATCTGTAACACCAAACACGCGAACCTGAACTCTTCCTTCACGAAGAGGATCTTCAACACTTACAACTTCTCCCATTCCCATCATTTCATATTATCCTTAAGCCATTTTCTTTCCAGCACCAGATATATTAGAGCATGTTATGTATGTAACATATCTCGGATTATCTGTGTGTGGACCAATATAATGAGTAACACCAACAACTAGGTGTTTCCCACTTTGATCTGTGTCTAAATTCATGCCAGATTCATTTGATTCTCTTAAATCCAACTGAATCATTTGGCCAACATTAATATTACTATTTCCGGGAACTTTAACTGTTACAGCTCCTTGATTTAAGTTATCAACTCCTGATTTTCTGGCAGCAGAAGTATCAGGTACATTACCAAGATTATTTCCAGATTCTCTAGAATCTTCCCAACTAATTCTACGAGTAGCCGCTTTTCCAGGGGCCTGGCCATAAGATCTTCCTGGTGAATTTGGTCCCATTTTAGCAGCTATGCTTTCCATTCCATCACCTATAGGATTTCTAGCTCTATCACCAGACATTCCAGTCATGTTAAACTTAGTTGGTTGTTCGTGATGTCCCCCAGCAGCTCTTGCCATAGTCTGTGTTCCAGAGCCTCTCATAACTTGTAAAATAGTAAATTGATCTCCACCACCAAGCGTCGTATTTCTTTCTAAGACTGTATCATTTCTATATGAAGCAACTGTTCCCTGTTTAGTTAATTCAGAAAGAGTTTTAACATTCCACTCTTCTTTACCAGAATCACCAACACCGACCCAAGAAACAAAACTATCATCTTTATTTTTACCAACAGCATTAAACTTAGATAACTTATTTATGTGTTCTATAGGAGTGCGCTGTGTCTGCACATAAGTCATATTATCAGTTCCACGCATTCCTATTGTATCACTTACATTAATTTTTTTATCAGTTTTTAATCCATTTTTTAATGTAGATGTAATTATATCGCTGACTTTAGTATTCTTATGAGCTTTTTGATAGTTTGAATTAGTATAATTTTTTATCATATCATTAGAAACAAGTTCTACTGTTTGATTTTTATTTTTTTGATTAGGACTATCTGTACCAGATGAGAAACTATTGAAGGCCAAATTATATGTTCTTGGTTTTCCATCAACAGATGAAAATCTTATCTTAGCATCCCCACCGGTAATGCTTCCCTGTAAACCCTGTTGCTGATTAAGATCAAGTCTGCAGATGACGCCAGGAGAATCTATGCTTTCTGTTACAGTGCACGACACAAGAAATTTTGTAACATCACCGGCTCCAGGTAATGAAATTCCAGATATTTCAACTGAACCAGGATCATTATTTTGTGGCATTATTCTTCCATTGACTCTCTAAGTTTATCGAATACATCGAAGGCCAAATCGTCATCAACAAGATTTATATTTCTCTTTAATTCATTAAGTTCTTCTTCGTAATCATATGCATAAACTGGTTCCCAATAAATATAAACATCGTTTGATAAATTGGTTTTAGTCCACGAAGTATCTCCATTAGCATATGAGCTTTTAATTTCAGTTGCTGTGCAATATATGTTTGTATTTGAATCTTGGTGTATTGTATACGTATTAGCCATATCACCAAGTTGTTTTTCTAAATATATAACAGAAGTGTTAGCTTTTATAACTTCTGCTGTTCCTACTTCATTAACACCGAGTTTAATATCAACTAAATCTCCAGAAGTGAATTTTGAAGTATTTGCAGTGCTATTATTTGATACTTGAATTTTTAACAGTTTGTTTGTATGAACTACTGTATCATTTATCTTACGTACATATGAAATTAAAGTTCCATTATTGATATCATATTTTGGATTCCAATAATTACTATGTGGACTTGTATATGTGCCAAATCTATTTGTAAAATCAGATTGAGAAATTTCTCTTTCGTCATTATACCAATTAGTTCTAAAAAACAAGATTTTCTTTTTAGCAAATTCTATTGATCCATATTTAACAGCAATGCTTTTATTAAAATCTGATTCTGTTAAAGTCCAATCATAATATGGATCAGTTACTTTATTAGAATAATAAACCAACCACGAATAATAAGGATCATTATAGTATTCATCAGCTATCTGATCTGGTCTCTGGTCTTTATCCAAATACATTTTGTAATAAACATATGGAATGTTTACATACTTGTTTACTAATTTTGCATTTGATATAATATCAGTAGCATTATATCCAAGATACTTTATAGTTGGAAAATTTTGAAAATAACTTTTTGCCATTTGTTAGTTTATCTGACTTCTTGATTTTGATGTTGTAGTGCTTGTAGATGAAGCTCCGCCCAAAAACTTAGCTTTGTCTGTTGATCCATAACTCTCTCTAGTGTTTAAAATGATTTCTAAAAATGACATAGTAATGGTCACCATATTTGGTGCTTTGCTTTCAGCAAAGAAAGATGGAGCTCCCATTGGAGCATAATTTGTAGTTACATTAGTTATAACAGCCGGTTGAAATTTATACATCTGTTCTTCATTAGAATATCTAATTAAAGCCATATCTGGATAACCATATATTGATCCATAATTATTCGGTAAAGATGCCATTCTTAATGTTTCAATAATATCTTTTAGTGTTTCAGATTCTTCAACGCTGTTTGGAGAAAAAGTCCAACTGAATTGATGAGTTTTAAATTCTGGGTGTTTGAATAAAACAGTCAATAGTGGATTCATAGCTAGACCAGCTTGCTGCTGCGCAGCAGTACTTAATCCTTTTAGGACGCCTGCGCCAAGGCCACCGGTAGTTGCTGCTGCTGCCGAAAGACCTTTAACAGAAGCCTGAGCAATGTTTCCAATATTAAATCCTGCTTTTTCAGCCATCACCATTTCTGCTACATCATTCATAGATTCTACTGACCAATTTAAACTTTGACTATCAACAAGAGTAGCTGGCAAAGGCAATTTTATAGAATCTGATCCTGTTCTACTTGAAGCTCCAAGTGTAGAATTTCTAGTGCTACTAACCATAGACGATTCTACAAAAGACACTGTCGTGTCTAATGGACTAGATCTTCTATATGCTTTAAAATCTATAGATAAATAATATCTAGATCCTAAATCACTTGGAAATATTAACGACATGGTTAGATCCTACTACAAAGGTTATTTTAAGCCCAACAAGCCTGAAAGATATAAGGGCAATCATACTAATATTATTTATAGGAGTTCGTATGAACTAAAACTGATGCTGTGGCTTGATAGTAATAAAAACGTATTAAAATGGTCATCAGAGGAAATAGTTATACCATACAAGTCTCCAATTGATGGTAAATATCACAGATATTTTGTTGATTTCTATGCTAAAGTTATAAATAAAGAAGGAAAGGTAGAAGAATTTTTAATTGAAGTAAAACCAGAAAGATTTACACAAGAACCAAAGATTAGAAAAAAGAAAACCAAATCATATATCAATGAAGTAACTCAATGGGCTATAAATAAATCTAAGTGGAAAGCAGCAGATGAATATTGCAAAGATAGAAAATGGAAATTCCAGATATTCACAGAAGACAAATTAGGTATTAATGTCGGAAAACGAAAAAAACCTTAGCAAATTAGGAGCCGAAAACACTCTTCCTGTTAAGCAACAAATAATAATAGATACTGAACGCAAAGGATTTTTTTTAGAAAATCTTGGAGCAGAAAGTATTGGAAAAATAGTTCATTATAGATATGATCCTTTACACAAAGATTCATTATATCAATATGATAAAAATCCTCTTGTTTTAATCTTAACAAATCATTCAGATGGATTTGCAGGAATCAACTTACATTTTCTACCTTCAGAAATGAATGCTATAGGCTTTATTTCAGAAGTAGCTAAAAATTTAACAAATGATAAAAATGATATAACAACTAAAATGATGGTTACATATCAAGTAATACAAGCACTTGAATCATTTAGTATAACCAAAAAAGCCTATAGAAGATATTTAACATCTAGATTAAGATCAAGAATTTTAATTATAGATCCATCACGCTGGTACGAGTCTCCTTATATTATAAGACCAGATTTTGTAACAAAAAGCGCAGCAAAGAAAAAAGCAAAAAAGTATGGCAGATCAATTAAATAAAAATCAACGATTTAATATAGATAGTTTTAAATCATCTATTAAAAATAATGGATATCAGAAAACAACTGATTTCAGTCTTATTATAGATTCTTTACCAACTGGAATGAACTCAGCTTCACAAAATTCTCAGTTTAAAGAAACTATGACTGATATGATGTTCAGAGTAGAAATGACTTCGCTGCCAGGTGTTAGTTTAGCAACAAACGAAATAAGAAGATATGGTGTAGGAGCTTTAGAAATGAAGCCTTATGTTTCTGTTTTTGCTCCACATGATATAACAGTTCTTGGAGACTCAGACGGTAAAATACACAATTTCTTCCAATCGTGGATGAATCTAATAGTCAACTTTAATTCATCAACAGCTTTAAAAAATACTAATACAACTAACACTGCGATAGAAGGAGTTTCTTCTAACAAATATTGGTATGAAGTCGCATACAAAAAAACATATGAAACCAATTTAACATTTGTATCATATGATCAGCACGGCGAAGAAGCTATTAAAGTTCATTTGATGCAGGCATATCCAATATTTTTATCACCAGTTCCAGTAAGCTGGAATAGTACAAACAATCTAGTAAGATTCCCAATAAGTTTTGCATATTATGATTGGTATACAGAAAAGCCAGCTTTCTCTACAACCAATCAAGCACAAAATAGCAGTTATGTTGGCCCTGCTCAATTAGCACCAAAAACAATTAAACCAGACGGAAGTTAAAGGATGACTAAATAATGACATTTCCAAAAATTGATTACCCAATAATAATGATAGAAGTTCCAACTACAAAAAAATCATTAAAATTTAGACCAATGATAGTAAAAGAAGAAAAAATTCTTTTAACTTCAAAAGCCGGAGATTCAGAAACAGATATATTTCTTCATATAAAGCAAATTGTAAATAACTGTTGCTTAGAAGAAAGTGATGTGTTTGATATCGATAAAATTTCTTTATTAGATTTAGAGTATTTGTTTTTAAAACTCAGAGGATATTCGATTGGTAATGTTATCAATTTGAGTTATAAAGATATAGAAGATGATGTAACAAGAGATTTTGCTATTAATTTAGATGATATTAAAATAGTTCATCCTAACACAGATCCTAACAATAACATTATTAGTGTTAGTGAACATATCAATGTTATTATGCGATATCCGCCAGCAACATTATATTCTAATAAAGACTTTTTGAATGCTGAAGATAATGAAGAGATAGCTCAAGAAATTTTAATAAGTTGTATATATGCTATTGAAGAATCAGGTCAAAAACACATCGTAGATCATGATAAAGAAAAAACAGAATTAGAAGAATTCATTAACAATTTAGAAGCTGGTTCTGCCAGAAAATTAAATGATTTCTTCGAAAATGTTCCAAAAATGGAATATATTATTAAATACACAAACGACGCTGGGACAGAACGAGAAATAGTTCTAAATACGTTAAACGATTTTTTTACATTGCTATGAGTCATGATACATTAGAGAATTGGTACATGACTATATTCTCTATGATTCATAGATTTAAATACAATTTGAATGAAATAGAAAACATGATTATTTACGAAAAAGATTTATATCTACAAATGGTATTAGATGCCGTAAAACAAGAACAGGACATGGCTCAATCATATGGCTCTTAATAAAGACACAATAGGATCAGTATTATCTTCAGTTTCTTTCTTTAAAGGAATGAAAGATAATACTGATAAAATACAGCAAGTATCTCAACTAGTATCAAAGAATGCTGGTCAGATTCGAAATGTGTTTGATAAAGTTGAATCAACTATGTCAACAAAATCAAGCACTAATATAGCATCTAGTCTAGAATCTGGACTAAATGATGTTACTAGAGTAATTGAAGAAAAAGATAGAAACACTCAAGGCAGTTTTTCAAACATAAAGCAAAAAATGTCTTTTATGAGAGATACATTAGATAATGTAAATGAAGAAGTGTGGGCTATTAAAAGCTCAGCATATAGAAATAGAACTTCTATTAAAACAATGCAATCGAATTTTGATTCTATACAAGCTAATTTTCAAAGACAGCAATTTGCGAATATAGAACAAAAAAGAGAAGATGATTTTAGATATACTACTTTAAATCAACAAGTTATGCAAAATAAATTAGAAGTTGGACAGGCTAGAAGCGCTCTTGCAGATTTAGCAGCTACGCTTCAAAGCGCTGGATCAAATAATCCTAGTGGAAGTATTATAGGAAGTTATTTAGCTTATCAAATAGCAAAATTTGCTTTAAGAAATCCTTGGGTTCTTGCTGCTGGAGCAGGAATATTAGCTGTTGGCGCTATAGCCAGCTTTATAGCTCCAAAGGGAGATCCAGGAGAAAAAGTTAAGTCTGATGTAGATAAATTAAAAAAAGATCTTGGTACTGGGGCTGATGGTGGAATGAGCCCAAGGCGTGATCCAAGAAGAGGAGAAACTAAGTCTTCTGTTGCAACACAACAAAGAACAAACATTGGAAGAACTAAAAAATTAACTGATGGATTTGGACCCGGTGGAGCTGGCGGAAATGTGCACGGCCAGATTGAAAGATTGTATGAAGGTGGTAAACCAAA